CCTTCTGCCGCTGGGTGAGTACCACTACCTATTTTCTTCATCACCTCATCCAGTACACGCTTTTCGCAACACCATGTCAACCAACAATCTTCCAGTAGCATCAGTCTCAGGACCTGTTACCCTGCCGGAACGTACACTCTTGTTGTGTGCATACCTCTCTACACTCCGTAAACCGGTGCCCACACAAGAAGAGGTTGTTCAGATTGTTACAGGCCTGTTCTGTCTAGCATTTCCCGGGATAAGCAATAGACTCTCTAATCTGACATCTATTACAATGCCGGCAAGGCCGATGAATGTGGGGACGTGGGAAGATTATCTAGAGCTGGACGAAGAATCTGATCGAGAAGGGCTACCGGATGATCTTCCTATGTTACCAAGCCCGGTTGTCCCAGAGTCTATGGGGATAACAAATTCTCGGGCTGCATATGCGGGGGTGGGAATGGTACTGTTTGCCATGTGTCGGTACACGTCTAATCCCCGGAGTAATCAAGTGGCAGACAATCGTCCCAAGGCATTGATCAAGCAGTTCGGACTTTCTGAGGAAGAACGACGTATCCTGCCGGGTGAATCTTATGGTCCGGCAATGGAATTTCTCAATCAGGTACCTACTGCGTTCTCCGTATTCTATGAGGTACGTGGTGTTATAATTCGAGAGTTCATGATCATTGCTGCATCTACGAGTATTCCAAGCCCAGAGGTCACTGCAACATTATCCATCTTCCGATTACTCCAGGGAACTCAATTGACTCATCTCGGAGCAATTTTGGATGTGACACGGTCATACCCATGGATGGTGAAGATACCCAAACTGACTCCTTACTATGAGAAACTTTGTCGGGATATGGCCCAATACTCCAAACTCAGTGAGCTTGAAAGGGCCTACCATCGACTCATCGAACGCCCCGACAAAATTCTGTTTGTATCTCGACAGTTGGAGCCGCTGGTTGCGGTGGCGACTGAGTTCAAGAAGCAAACCGAGAAGTCCTTTGAGGACTATGGGATTGATACCAAGAAGTATTCGGATCTTATTGCTGAGATTCAGTCTCATGTTTCCGAAAGGGAACAGCTGTCAGCAGTGGGACATCTTATCTCCCAACTAGGAGTCCCAGACGTCGATGTTCCTCAGCCCACACCACAACACCATGAAGATGAGGATAGGGTCTGAGAGGACTTATGTTTGCTCTCATCAATCAACAAGTTGGGACACAGTACTTCCTAATCGTTCATTTGTTCCCGTGCTCATCGCCCTTCGTTTGTGAATGAACTTCTCCTATTAAGAAAAAATGATTACGAGTAACACCGTAACTTCCATTCCTCTCTCGAAATGGCTTCTACTGCTGATGATACTACTGGGGAAATTATCAAGAACCCAGAGGCGATCAAGAGGGAATTGGAGGATCTCCTGGCTTCTGAGGGGGTATCTAATGTTGTTGTTCCAGATGTGCCTCCCAAACAAACGCAAGATACCCCTGCGGGCCAACAACGTCATAGGATCACTCCGCCGATCCCAAAACACGTGACTCAAAAGACCTCTAACATTCAGGAGAAGGCAAAGATTGCAGAGATCAAGTCCAAGATCCCACAGGAACCTACTGGAAGTAATCACAGCCGGGTCAAATCATCCATTAGTGATGTCCCCCATCTAACTCCTCCCTCTGAATCTTCTCAGAAACCTGCAATGAAACAAGAAGAAAAGAGGAAAGGGAAACAAGAACCAGCTAATAGTCTGGAGAAGCGTGTATCGGACCTGGAGGATGTTGTTCAGGAACTTGGATTGAAGATCCTGGACCTGTCAGAGGCTCTGGATCGAGCTGTAGCTAGAACAGCTAGGCTAGAAGAGATGTCCTACACAGTCTCCTCTTCTGTCGGTCGATCCCAGGCTATTAACCTTATTGCTTCGACAGTTCCTGGGACTAGCAACGTTCCTACGACCACACGAAAAACAGGCCAACTAGACTGGGCACGATTTCTTAAGTCTACACCCTATCCGGGAAATCCTCGTGTGGCTTCTGCAAAAGTCAAATCTTGGGCTGTCAGTCAGGGCGTCAAAGTCATAATCCCTTCAAAGCTAGTTCAATCTCAATACAATTTGGAATATCTCTCTTCCTTGTAGTCAGCTTGCTGAACTTCCTAGTCAGATGCCTGCCGACAACCATCCTTACCCACGCTGATCAATTCTCACGCGGGGAATTAAGAAAAAACATTATGAGAACTACTATCCTCTCATTCTTCTGAGATATGGACTCACAACGGATCTCCACACTCTTAGCACAAACAGAGGCCCTTGCGAAAGGGCTTGACAATATTCAACCGGTTCCTCCTGTTAAGCCTAAGGTGACATACGAGAGACCCGAGTGGATAATGTATCTGTGCGGGAAACAAATCCAGTACCCAGACCTGTTCTGTCAGTTGGAGCTTCTCAAAGTCCCAGCTCTTGATGTTCCTGTTCCGGCATGGACAGAGTATCTTCAGTCGCACATTCGAGATGCTCTCGGTGGTGGAATCATCGAGCATGATGTGGTGGTATATAAGTTTTGCTCCAAAGGACCATCCAAGGCTTCGCATTCATATCTCCCATTGGTTCGGGTGGAACGTCCATTTCCGGGGATCAACGTTGTATTTCACGTCGTCGAAGTCAAGAATGTTTCTCCGACTGATAAAGACCTCCTGACAGAGAAGGTCAGTTGGACATTTGCAACTCCAGGTGAGGTACTGGATAGCCATACGGCGTTAAGGCTACGGGGAGACTGCATCATGGCCAGGAGGTTCCTTTCGAGGAAAAAGAAAGGTTTGTTTTTTTGAGTAACTATGACACTATCAAACTGATTCTTGGCCTCTCATTAATAAAAAACATACATGAGAACTACGATTATTATCATATATACATACATGATCCTCTGGAAGAAAATGTCAGACAAATTTACACAATGGTCTCAGAAGAGAGAAGGACGAGTTAAAGCCTCTATGAAGAGACTAACAGAGGAAAGTCTAAAAAAGGATGATCACGATCGATCTTCTCACCCGGCAGTGGGCCCTTCTTCCCCCGCTGCCCGAATCAGCCGTCCACCATCCGTTACTGGGTCTATTCTGTCATTCCGGTCCGTGAATGACCTGGAGGACCGAGTACAGAAACTTGAGGAAGGATTAGGAGGGGTAAAGGACTCACTCCAGGAAATCTTGAAGCAACAAAGCTCAATCCTCGAGATCCTACTCTCAAAAGAAGATAAGAAGTGAGAAATGAGCAGATATCAAGTACGTGTACACGGATTCCTCCCCGAAATAAAACTGAGGTCCACCTCTATTAAGAAAAAAGAACAAAGAAAAAACGACTACTCTCATCTCACATACAAAATGAAGCTTCTTGAAACAACTCTCTCTAATCCAATCCTTGATCATGAGATTCAGACAATTGCTAATGGATTGACAAGGATACAAAAGGGAGAGGTCAAGCGTACAGAACGAAGGAGCCGGATTATGAGAGATACCCAGATGGTGTATTCATCAATCTCGAAGTACCCTAGCATGCCTATTAGGATCCATGACTCAGCTGACAATCCTTGGTTGTGGTCTCTGGAGCTTAGCCCGCGTCCTGGAGTGGTTCCCGGAGAGCAAACTTTCAGAGTTGCTTCCCGAGCTTCAATAGCCGTCCTCAACTCTGTGTCCACAACATTACAGGAAAGGGTTGGAGTGGAAGATGGACAAGGATCTCTCTTTCGAGAACTGTCCGTAGTCGCCTCGAGAGCATCCAGACTCAACCCAGAAGACCTTAAATACTACCAGGCTTCCAACACTTGGAACACTATTGTCTCAATCGGGGCAGAAATGGCGAGAACGGACAAGTATCATGGGAAGCTAGTTCAGATACAAGGGACATCTGCTTGCTTTGTCTTCCCTGGTTATTTAATCCTTGAGCATCAGGGTGAATGGGTACTCCTATCATGGGATTTAATCCTTATGTTCAAGGATCTTACAACATCCCGGTTCATAGTCGAGTGGTCGGGGAAGCTGAATAGACCTTTACAGCGATCTGCACGACATCTTGCAAATTGGGTTTTGGTTTGCAAACATGCCCTTCAGCAGTACGGAAATGATGGTTATCTTCTGATCAAGTATCTGGAAGCACTTGCAAAAACCCGGATTATTCAATTGTCTGAAGATGTTTTGGATCCGGATGAGAACTACAGGTTCATGCTTCAGAAAGTGAGAGGGAAACAAGAAGAGCTAACCATTCTTCCTTCCTGCCAGTCCCCCCTAGACTGGGTTGGTCTGATGGACAAGTTTCTCCAGAGTATCGTTACTCCGAGTGAATTGAGTGAGATCTTCGGGTTTCTCAAATTATCAGGTCATCCCCACGTTGATCCTGACGCGGGAGTCCTTTCGGCAGCGGAGATTGGATGTAGAAAGTCCACTATAACCTTCAAGGATGCAAGGATGTTAGAGCACAGTTTTTGTCATATCTTTCTGCGAGGGTATATTCTCAAGATGTCCAAGTGGCCTCGGATGACATTTCAACCCAAAAATGGTAAGAGGACCCGCCTGGAAGAATTGTCCCTCATTGACTATAGAGATCTTCCTTTGGCATTGACCCTATACCCTCCAGAAGATTGGGAATACGCCCAATTTGAGAAGTGCATTGAGTTTGACTATGGGGATGACATTCTTGCATTGATTTCAGATCGGTCCTTGTCCTACAAGCGAACTGAGTTTGATGCTGCTTGGTATGGGGATCTCCCGTATCTTCCTCCGAAACCCACAAGCCATAAACGGGTGTTAACAGAGCTGATATCTAGACCATCCTTCGATCTGCGTGAGATTATCGACACTGTGTCCAAACGAGAGGTCCCTGAAGACTGGAAGATCATCACTGTCTATCCAAAGGAACGGGAGATGAAAATCAAACCTCGCATGTTTTCAATGATGCCTCTTGAGATGCGAACATACTTTGCTGCCATTGAGAGGAACGTTTCAAAGGGACTCTTTAGGTTCATTCCTGAGCAGAGCATGACTATGTCTCGACAAGAACTGCTTGAACAATTCCTTCGGATGTCCAAATCAGGAAAGGCGTATACCAAGGTGTTTATTGAAGTGGACTTCTCGAGATGGAACCTGGTGTGGAGAAAACGTAATGTCCATCCCATAGGGAGACGAATCAATGCTATCTACGGAACACCAGGGCTGTTCGATTACACCCACGAATTCTTTAGTGAGTCTCTTTGCAATCTTCGATTGCAAGGCTTACCTCCCCCGGGATTAACAGCAGAGAATCGACTTAACCCACCAACTTCCTCCCGCGTATGGACTGGACACGAAGGGGGATTCGAGGGAATCTCACAGAAACCCTGGACAGCTTGCACGACCGCAATGATTCACAGTGCGTTATGGGGTCTTGGAATTCCATACCGGGTCCTTGGACAGGGTGACAATCAGATTGTTGAACTACAGGTGTTCAAAAATCAAGGTGAGGATAATATGAACTATCATGATCGGGTCCGGAACTTAACACACATGGCCAAGGACTGCCTGGCGGAAGCTGCTGACAAACAAGGTCACGAGGTCAAACCAGAGGAATGTTCAGAGTCTACCAATTTCTTTTCGTATGGTAAGGAAATGTGGTTGAATGGGGCGACTCTTCCCCAGAGCCTGAAGTATTTATCTCGTATTTTCCCTGCTCACACTCCTGATGCTCCGTCACTTTCTGAGTACCTGGGGACCGTATCCTCCGGCGGATCAGCGGCTAGTGATCGATCTACTCAGCCCTTAGGTTGCTTCACCACAACCCTGTTCTTCAACTCACTAACTCTGACTAGAGAATTCCAGTATTCGAATTTGTATGGTACAGAGTTCAGGCGGCTCTTTGGGATCACAGGCTCATGTGATCCGAACTTGCCGTCCCTGGTGGGATTGTATCTTTCCGTTCCTGTCAACCTCGGTGGCCTACTTCCTTTCTCCCTCCTTGATTACATCCATAGGGGACACTCGGACCCTCTCACTTCCTCCCTGATCTGGTCGTCGTTGTGCTCTAAAATTCCAATCGTAGGACAATATCTACACTGGCTCACGGATGGGCGACTCAGTCCAGACTCACCGAATCAAGGTAGCCTGGTTTCAGATCCCTATTCAATCCCCCTTTTTGGATCTGGTGTAGCATCGTCAGTTGTTGCTAGTCAAGTTAGGAAAATCCTTCCAAAACTGGTTCAGAACCGGGATTTTATTCCTTTGGTCCAGTCCACCACCCCAGAAGAGGAATCAGAGTTATTAACACACCTTGTATCATATCGGCCGGTGTATCCTAAGATCATTCATGACCTCTTCAAGAAGTCCCCTATAGGGTTGTTGAACACGTTTTCTAGGAGGTTCACGAACACTCGAACACTGATTTCCATAGTCTCTCATGGGAATGAACCTCTATCTGAAGTGGCATTAGCAGCAGATCAGAGGTGGATAAGGGCAGCGTCCCTCAGATTTCAGACAGTGATGGCTTCAGGTCACGCTAGTTGGAACTGGTCATCTGGTAAGTGTTATCAGACAGCATTGACTCTGCGCAAATTATGGAAATTGGGAGATATCGAGGGAGTCACTACTGCCCACCCGCTGGATCTAGTTCGTATCTTTGCGAGTCATGGTGATCAATCCCTCTGCACAGCACCGGATGAATCCATTATCTACTTCTGTATCCCTTCCTCTCCCGTTCCTGATTTCATTGGCACTCGGGGACCTCGACCGGCCTACCTTGGATCTGCTACACAAGAAAAGCGCTCAGAAAAATGGGCTCGACCCAGCGACTCGTCTCCGCCACTAAGAGACGCCTTACATCTACTGAGTATGAGAGATCTGATCTCTAAGGAAAATAGTCCTGCATGGAACTTCATAACTGACATTGCCCAAAGTAGACTAGATTTCCCGACATCCGTTATCGAACCCTTAGTTCCGAAAAAAATAGGAGGGACCACTCCCCACAGGTTCAACTCGACGGATGCAGAAAAGGGTGTATACACGAATACATCCCCAAATGCCTCTAGTTGGATCACCATGTCATCAAACAGAGCCGGCAGATTTAGCTCTCAAGATCTTCCCTTCATGTTTAATGAGGCCTTCTTTCTAGGTCTGTGGATCCTGACCAATTGGAATCCTGTGGGTAGGTCGGGCCCGGTAATATTAATCCTCCATTTAGATCCCTCCCCACTAGACGAGGTAAGAGATCAAATGATCCACTCGGACCTTCCACCTCCCCACTTGCATTCCATCCCGGGGAGTTATTACTCTACTGCCAGAGAAGTCCGTCTAGCCACGAATGCTATGACCAGCAACCTTCTAGTGCGTCCATCTGTTGACCTACCTGAAGCAAATCCTGAACAGGCGATCTCAGGGGCATTAAGGACATTGGGCCGGGAATGGATTCGCTCTGCTCACGGATCTACAGAGATTAGGGGAAAAATACAGGTAGACGTCGGGTTAACCTCTCTCATAGACCAACCGGAGGTGTCACGAATTTCTTTGGATGTCCTAATTAACTCTTGTGCACAAGCCCTTATTGATGTATCGGCTTATCGGATATGTCATGTGATCACCAAGACTCACTCCTGGCGTACCTCAGTGCAAGATATCATGTCTCCATCTGCTTTCAACTTAGGAAGAGTGGTCTTCTCTACATCACGATCTTGCTTGTCTGGAACAATTGGTCAGCACCTGAACCTCAAGGGGTCTTTTGGACCTGGTTCAACCGAGGCATGCACACTCATACTTGGGGGGGTAATTTTGAGATCTGCCCTCAGTCTTCTAGACTCCAACCAACCTTCCATCTTCTTCCTGGATTACATTCCCTCCCTCGATTCTTACCTCGATTCCGCAATATACCGGACCTTACTCTACCTCTGTCCAAGAGATGGATCTAATTCATCAGGCTTTATCCGACTTGTCAAATGGACAGACAAATTATTGGAACAGCTTACACAGGATTCGTTCCGGGCAAAATTTTTGCTACTTCAGGTCTTGTCCTCCAAATTACTGCCATGTTTCCGTCCGGAAGTCCCCATATATGGATATCAGTCTACCCCGCTCGCAACATTGAGAATGTTGCGCCAAATTCCGGTTGTTGTTGGACCGAGGATTGCCCTTGCTGCAGTCGCATTCATTCCATGGACGAGCACGCGTTGTTGTCGTGGGACGAATCGATTGATAAATTATAACCAACCGGGAATACCCATGGAAGACCTGATAGAGTCATGGTGGAGACGACCCAACTCCCAGGTCACCTTGTCGGATTATCGGTGGAAGCCACTGCAATCCTTGAGTCGCAACTGGAGAAATGTTTTGGTCGTAGGAATCGGGGCTGGGACCATCTGCCAATCCCTTCAACCACATGTTCGAGTGACTGGACTGGACACTCTCCAGATGTCTTCACAACTAGGTCATGATGTTGTGTCCTATCTCCCGAATCTACCCTCAAGCATGGAGTTCAGTTGGCACACACTCTCTTGGAAAACAAATGGAGATATCTACAATCCAGCTGTGCAAAGACAACTTCTCATCGAACTCACTGCAGGAATGTATGATGCCGTACTCATTGACATTGAATCTGGATCTGTGCACGACAGATTGAGACTTAGGGAGAGACTGTCAGTTCATAATATCCCAGTGTACTGTCGAATCCTCCTCCACCCAGATGATTCGGATTTACTGATCTCATCAGTCTGTTCCCTATCCGCCCCCGGGGATATGATATGGAGAACCTATGCATATTCCTACGAGTATGTAGTTGGTGGAGGTTCGTTTCCGCTGGGGCTATTCCAGGCCAGTCATTCCATCCCTCATCACGTTCCTACCTGTCCCTGTGATCCCCCGGATGTGTCACTGATTCCGATATTGAACAGAATGCTCAATGTTCGGCACGGAGCCTGCTGGGTGGGAGGAGTTCGATTTCTTGTTAATGTCCTTGATGACTGGGATGAGATAAGTCTTTATATAAGTCAGCAAGAGCTTCATAGTCTCCTCTTGTCACACCGACAACGGCTGAGTCTTGTATTCAAGCTGTCACATTTGAATAGTTATCTAAGAATCACGCAACACGAATCCTAACCAAGTTGAGTGATAGGACTATAGAGTTGACTGATTAAGAAAAAAACGTATCATGTGGCGATGGGAATGCAAGAGGAGACT